CAGTATGATGGATGCGAGTTATAACCCTCTTTCTGTAAATGAAGATTATTTCTTCCCACAAACCTCAGAAGGACGTGGATCTTCAGTGGAAGTATTGCCTGGTGGTCAAAATCTAGGTGAAATTGATGATTTAAAGTATTTTAATAACAAAATGGCACGTGGATTACGTGTACCTAGCAGTTATTTACCAACCGGACCGGACGATAGCTCACAACCAATGAGCGATGGTCGAGTTGGTACTGCTTTGATACAAGAATTTAGATTTAACAAATACTGTGAACGTTTGCAAAAGCTGATTATGCAAAAGTTAGATGATGAATTTAAAATGTTCATGAAGTGGAGAGGATTTAATTTAGATGATGGATTATTCAATTTACAATTATGTGAACCGCAAAACTTCGCCAGTTATAGACAAAGTGAATTAGACACCGCAAGAATCAGCAATTTCTCATCAGTTGAACCGTTGCCTTACATGAGCAAGCGTTTTTTACTTAAACGTTATTTGGGATTAACCGAAGAAGAAATTGTAGAAAATGAAACATTGTGGAGAGAAGAACGCGATGTAAGTGACCAATTACAAGCTCAAGGACAAGATTTGCGCAATGTCGGTGTCACTCCTGCTGGTATGGATGCTGATTTAAGCACAGGCGATGAATTAGCAGGTAGCGAACTAGGTGCAGCAGAACCAGACGCAGGTGGCGGTGCTGAACCAGCGGCGGCTCCGGAAGGACCAGCGGGTGCGGCACCAGGTGGCTTATAATTTTTAAATTTGAATAAATAATACACAATGATTTTAAACGAACTCTATGATAAAACACCAGAAGCGTATCAAAACCCTGCTGATGATAATTCACAACCACAAATGGGTGAATTACGTAAAAGTCGTTTGACTTTAGCACAGATACACAAGTTGAGATTAATGAATGATCAGCGTCAAGTTGAATCAGAAGCAAAATTAAAATACATTAAAATGCAATATGCTCCACCTCCTGAACCTGCAATGTAATAAAAATTACATAAAAAACTCTTAAAAACCAGCTTAATCGGCTGGTTTTTCATTTATTTTGTAAATATTATACCGAGCCATTATCTTAAGGAGAAATTTTAATGACACAGAAAACCAAATTTGAATCGTTGATAGAATATGTCATCAACGATGACGAACAAAAAGCACGTGAACTTTTTCATAACATCGTTGTGGAAAAAAGTCGCGAAATTTATGAATCACTCATGAATGAAGAAGAGCAAGAAGAAGAGTCAATCGAAGAAGACGAAGAGCAAGAAGAAGAATCCGTAGAAGAAGGATTCGGCGGTAGTTCCGGTAGCTCTAGCGAAGATCTTATGCATGAAGTTGACAGCGAAGAATCTGGCGTAAGTGAAGATGAAGAAGAAAGCTTCGGCGACGAAGGCGAAGAGGAAGGCGAAGAGGAAGGCGAAGAAGAAGAAAGCTTCGGAGACGAAGGCGAAGAAGGCGGCGATTTCGGAGACGAAGGTAATGAAGTTGAACACGACATTGAAGACCGCGTTATTGATCTCGAAGACAAACTTGATGAATTAATGGCTGAATTCGAAGCTTTAATGGGCGACGAAGGCGGTGAAGAAATGGCGGGCGACGAAATGGGCGAGCCAGGTGGTGATGCGTTTACTGATGATGATACCAGCGAATTCCCCGATGAAGGTATGCCAATGAGCGAGAATGTTAGCTTGGACAAAGTAACAGCTCCTACACACGGTGACAACGGAGCCAATCCAAAAAGCCCAACACGCTTTAACAGCGGTGCTCAAGGCATGTATGGTAAGCCAGTAAGAAATGTAGCCAGCGAAGCTAATCCAGACGGAACTGGTTCTTATAAAAAGCCTAGCAATGAGTATAGCAAAGGTGAAGGCAGTTTACCATCAGCTGGAAAATTTAAAAATGTTCCCGCTAAAGGTACAAGTGCTAGCAAATTAGAAGGAACTCCAAAACCTGTGACCGCACAAGCCAGCGGTGTAAACACAAAGAGTCCTTTGCCAAAGGCATAAAAAGAAGATATGGCTCGAAACACATATCTCCGAGAGCAGTTAAGCTTTACTCAGGCAAAAGTTGAACTTTTGTCCGAGGAAGCTGCCGACGGATCAGGAAAAAGCCTTTACATGAAGGGTATTTGTATTGAAGGCGGAGTGCGCAATGCAAATGAAAGAGTTTATCCAGTACATGAAATTGCCAAAGCCGTTGAAACCATCAACGAACAGCTTAAAGGCGGACATAGTGTACTAGGTGAAGTTGATCACCCTGACGATTTAAAAATTAACCTAGACCGCGTAAGCCACTTGATTGAACACATGTGGATGGAAGGCAATTGCGGATATGGTAAATTGAAGATATTACCTACGCCAATGGGACAGCTGGTTAAAACCATGTTAGATTCCGGTGTAAAATTAGGTGTTAGCAGTCGTGGATCAGGAAACGTCAACGACAGCAACGGACATGTCAGTGATTTCGAAATAGTAACAGTAGATGTTGTGGCTCAACCATCGGCACCGAACGCATTTCCTAAAGCAGTATATGAAGGTGTAATGAACTATCGCGGCGGACAAAAGTTACTTGAAATGCTTAAAGATCCAGCACAAACAGTTAAAGCACAAAAATTTGTATCTAATGAAATGCAACGATTAATTAAAGATTTGAAATTAAAATGATTCAAGAAACTTTAGCTTACGTTTATAAATGGACACATATACCGACTATGCGTTGGTATGTTGGTTCACGAACCGCTGAAGGTTGTCATCCAGATGACGGTTATTTGTGTTCAAGTAAAGAAGTAAAGCCAATGATTCTAGAATCTAAGTCTGAATGGAAAAGAGAAATCATTGCCACTGGTACTCCTGCTGAAATGTACGAGCTAGAAACTGAGATATTACAATTATTTGATGCCAGGAATGACTCAAGAAGTTTTAATGGTCATAATAACAATAAAAAATTTAATTCTATTGGTAATCCTAATGGTAATTGTGGTGCCCCGAAAGGAACTACACCTTGGAATAAAGATAAACATGGCGTTCAAGTAAATTGGAATAAAGGTCTTCCGGCTGAAAAGCAACCTAATTATGGTAAAACACCTTGGAATAAAGGAATATCTGCTTGGTATTGGATTAACAATAATATTGTTGAAAAAAGAATAGATAATTTGAATAATATTCCTCAAGGATTTGAATTAGGTAGAATAAATTTTAATTATTCAAATACTAATGCTGTTAAGGGAACTAAGTGGTTTAATAATGGTGTTATTGAAGGCATGTTTAAAACAGCTCCACTAAATTGGAGTGAAGGTAGATTATCTAAAAAAAGATACTATCACAACGGAATTGTTAGCAAAAAATTTATATCAGGCACAGAACCAAATGGGTTTGTATCAGGAAGATTAATTGCTAAAAGAAGAACTCGGGCAGAAATGCTCAAGTAAGAATGCTTATAAAGCATTAAATTGAAATAAGGGAAATACTATGTTAGATAGTTTAAAACCACTAATTGATAATGGTTTGCTAAATGAAGAGGCTCAACAAGAACTTAATGAAGCTTGGGAAGCCAAACTATTTGAAGCAAAAGAAATGGCAAAAGCAGAGCTACGCGAAGAGTTTGCCGCTAATTTCGCACATGACAAAACAGTGATGGTAGAAGCCCTAGATCGTATGGTTACAGAAAGTATCACACAAGAAATTCAATTGATTCAAGCTGAAAAGCAAGCATTGGCTGAAGATCGTGTTAAGTTTCAACGCAAGATTAAAGAAGACGCCAAAAAGTTTAACAATTTTTTAGTAGCTAAACTTGCCGAAGAATTAGGTGATTTACGTAAAGACAGAAGAGCACACAACGAAAGCGTTAAGAAATTAGAAGGTTTTGTTGTAAATGCTTTAGCTCGTGAAATTCAAGAATTTGCCAAAGATAAACGTGATGTCGTTGAAACAAAAGTCCGCTTAGTTGCTGACGCACGTAGCAAACTTGAGTCATTGAAAACTAGATTTGTAAAAGAATCTGCCGCTAAAATGACCGAGGCTGTTAGCCATCATCTCAAGGTGGAATTAAGTCAATTAAAAGAAGACATTAAAGTTGCTCGCGAGAATAACTTTGGTCGTAGAATTTTTGAAGCATATAGTGCGGAATTTGGTGCCACTCACTTAAATGAAAAAGCCGAAGTTCGTAAACTAAAAGAATCAATTGCTCACAAAAATACTAAATTGGCAGAAGCCATTAAATTCACTAAGAAAGCAAAAGTCTTAGTTGAATCCAAGGAACGTGAAATACGTATAATCAAAGAATCCAACCAGCGTACCAAGCTAATGGATGATTTGTTAAGTCCTTTAAACGAGGAAAAACAAGAGATTATGCGTAGTTTACTTGAAAGCGTACAAACTACAAGATTGAAAAACGCTTTTGAAAAGTATCTTCCAGCAGTTTTAGAAAATCGTTCAGTAAAAGCTAAACCAGCAATTACCGAAACATTAACTGAAGCAACTGGTGATAAGTCTGTCCGTAGCCAAGAGCAAAATGACGAAGCCGAAAGCAACGTTATTGACTTAAAGCGATTGGCAGGAATTTAAAATAAAAAAAGGAAACAGAAATGTCACAAGATTTATTAGAAAGCCGTTGGGGACAAACTAAAGATGCTCTCCTAGAAGGCCTAAGCGGTGGTAAGCGCACATCAATGAGCGTTATCCTCGAAAACACACGTAAGTATTTAAAAGAGAATGCCACAACTGGTGCTACTGGAGCAGGTAACATTGCTACATTGAACCGTGTTATTCTTCCAGTGATTCGTCGTGTAATGCCAACAGTTATCGCTAACGAGTTGGTAGGTGTACAACCAATGACCGGACCTGTAAGTCAGATCCACACATTGCGTGTACGTTATGCTCAAAGCTTAACAGACAATTCATTGGCCGCAACTAACGTTACAGCCGGTGAAGAAGCATTAAGCCCATTCAAGATTGCTACAGCTTATTCTACATTGCCCCAAGCTACAAGTACTGCTAGTGGTTACACTGGCAATAACACAAGCACAATGGAAGGTACTGGCGGTAAGCAAATCAGTATCCAAATCTTGAAACAAGCTGTTGAAGCTAAGACACGTAAGTTACAAGCACGTTGGACATTTGAATCAGCACAAGACGCACAAGCTATGCATGGTATTGACGTTGAAGCAGAAATTATGGCTGCTTTGGCTCAAGAAATCACAGCTGAAATTGACCAAGAAATTCTCTTGTCATTGAGCTCATTGGCTGCTACAGAGTACACATACAACCAAGCTACTGTATCAGGTACAGCTACATTCGTTGGTGATGAGCACGCCGCTTTGGCAGTGTTGATTAACCGCGTTGCTAACTTGATTGCACAGCGCACACGTCGCGGTGCTGGTAATTGGGCCGTTGTTAGCTCTGCTGCCTTAACAGTATTGCAATCTGCTACTACTAGCGCATTTGCTCGTACAACAGAAGGTACTTTCGAAGCTCCTACAAACACCAAGTTTGTTGGTACGTTGAATGGTAGTTTGCGTGTATTCGTAAACAGCTATGCTCCTGATACACAACCTGTATTGGTTGGATATAAAGGTTCTAGTGAAGCAGACGCTGCCGCTTTCTATTGCCCATATATTCCGTTGATGAGCAGTGGTGTTGTTTTAGATCCATCAACATTCGAGCCAGTAGTTTCTTTCATGACAAGGTACGGATTTGTGGAGCTCACTAACACCGCCAGCAGTTTCGGGAACGCCGCCGATTATGTCGGTGAGATAGCGGTGCAAAATTTATCATTTAGTTGATACATTTTACTTTTCTCAAGGGATGGGAAGAACATTAAAGCGCCGCAAGGCGCTTTTTTGTCGACTTAAGTTTTTAATATTAATACGGCATTACCACAATCCCAATAACGTCTATACCCAGCAGTAAACATATTAATAGATTCAGATAATGATGGATCAAACGTAGGAAGCCAAGATTTTAAATTATTTTTTTGACATTTATATCTTGATATAGGAATATTACCATCAGTCCAAAAATAACCTGGACCAGTATCTTTTATTTTAGTAAAGCCAGCCTTGATATAACTATTACCTCTAGACTTACTTAAATCACAATAGCTAACTATTGTTGAGTTAGAGTACAATAGTTTAATCTTACTGACTAATTTACTTACACCGCCTACTATAGTATAATTTAGTTTAGTACACATTCTCAGTACTTCGTAATCAGCGTCTTTTTTGAATCTAGATTTACCTAACGACATCAACATAACTAATTCATTATTATAGTATAGCCCAACACAACTAGTCGATGGAATAGCTCCTTGAAGATGATTGGCATTTAAAAAATTTTTTTCTGTGGTTTTGTCAACTGATTGTACTTGACATTTGCGCGCCGCTATTTTTTGACTAAACCCAAGTCTAGCATTTAACATTGATTTAATAATGTCATTTTTATTATTCCATTCATAGTCAGTTATATGAAGAAGACTTACATTTTGTTCGGCTGCTGATTTTGTTTTGTTGCTATGTTTTAATCTGTCTTCTTTTTTTCCTTTACTAGGATGATGACTGTGCCATCTCAGGCCATTAACTTCTATGCCTATATTAGCCGACGATATGTAAATATCAATTTCTTTTGGTTTAATTATTGTTCTATCAGAATCTACAACAGCTAACCCTAAACTTTTAACATAATTAGAAATTTTAATTTCAGTTAATGATCTTAAACTAGTTGGTCTAATTGTAAATCCAAATCGATTACAGTAATCGCCTACGGTGCTATAATATACATCTAACTCATCAGCAATTTCACTAAGTGATCGTTTTTTTGTATTATATTCGGTATTAAGCCAATCATAATCTGTTAATTTTTCATGTGTAATTAATGGTATTTTTGGTTTTGTCCAAATATATTGTATGTCTTCCCGTTGTGAGTTAAATTCACACCCATATTTTTCTAACATTGTTTTTGCTCTAGTATTGTTAATAGCATCGTTTTCTTCTTTTGTGTAATTTTGTTTAGTAGCAGATACATTATTTGAAATATTTTCTTTGGTACAAGGACATATAGCCGCCGGTCCGCAACCAACAAACCCATCATTAAATCTATTGAGTTTTTTGGTTTTTCCGTGTTTACATAAATCAGTAACTTGATATATGGCACTATACATCATCGTTGGAAAATGTGTATGTTTTATTAAAGCATTATCGTTAACCCATTGTAATAGTATTGGATCTTTTTTGATTAACTTACTGTAATGTTTTGGATGATTTTTCACCAGTTCTAATAGTTTATTTTTCATGTTGATGTATTTGCCTTTTAATACATTATATATTGAAATCAAATATCTGTCAACAGTTAACTTCAACCAAAATAATTGACTGTAAAATCAATAACTGCTACAGTTAAATATTAATAACTACTCTGGCACTATTATGGCTAAATCGCATTATTTAAACTTTAATGAGTACGCTCAAAACGATCACAACTACCTTATACGAGCTCTTAAAAGCGAGCTACACAAAGCGCAAGCAAAAATAGAATTTCGCGATGGAACTACTTATCACGTTACTAAATCTGGTAGCCGTTACTGGGAAAAGAATGGAAGAACTCATAATGAAAATGGACCAGCGGCAGATTATGGACATGGTAGATGGTACAGTTTATTTGGTGTTACGTTTCAAGAAGATGAATTTCCAATAGCAGTAAATAGGTTAAATTTTTTGCGACTACAAACAAATAACGAATTAGAACCGCTTGTAGAGGAAATAGGCAAAAATATGAGTTACGAAAAGCGACAAGATTTATGGAAAAGCATATTACAGGGAAATACAGATTCTACAGTAATGATTGGCTCTCTAAAAAAGTTATCGGCCCAATACAAAAAACTTACAAAAATGGGCGATAAGTTTATCCAAGACTTTTCTTAATACGCTTCTTGTTGGCACGGTGACAACTGTAAAAATAAATATTAACAAATTAAATAACACAAAGGAACAGTTATGAATAAAGAAGACATAGCAAATTTTTGGGAACAAAAACTCAAGAAGCACAATGAAAAATTACGTAATCGCGGAATTGTAGTTGACGAAGATTTGTCAAATAAACCATTAGCTGAAACAACTCAAGAATATAACGAATCAATGCGAAAACTAAATGAGGAATTTAAAAATGCTAATACGCGAAATAGAAAATTCCAATAACAACACTAACAAAGTTGATCAATTATTATTAATGATTTGTATTAAGTATGGATTTCAACTTTCAGAAATTACAAGTGAACCTGATCAAATTGTCAAACAAATTAAAAACGGTGAGCGTACTCAGCAAAATGGAAAACAATTGTTATTAAGCAAAACTAAACTAATTACTGCTATTTTTTCTAATACTAAAATGTGGAACGAATTAAGTTCAACAGCAGATGAAATGAACACCGCAAATGCCGCATGGGATCGTCTCGAACAAATTGAAAATAATATATTAGATTTAATTGATACGCTGTAGTTGGCACGGCGACAACTGTAAAAATAAATATTAACAAATTAAATAACGCGAAGGAACACAAGTGAAAAATGACAAATTAAAAGAATTTACCCAAACTACTAACACTACTAACACTACTACAAGTAAACAAAAGATATTTGCTGATATTGTACAGTTAACAGAATATGTTAAGAAAATAAACCAACAACTACGAGTAAAGTTAAAAAATCGCAATGAAAATTCGTGAAATAACGCTGTAAATATTGATACCAGTTGTAATCTAGTATGTTATTTTACTCGCCAGTGATAGCATAAATATAATAAATACATTATTATACAAGGACTCATTATGGCATCAGCAACACTAGGACCAGGAATTACAGTAGGACCAGGCATTAAAATGACCGCTGGCACGGCTTATGTTGCCAGCGGATTAGAGGTATACTACGATATTGCCAATCCCACAAGTTATAGTGGTAGTGGTGCCACAATAACTGATTTATCAGGAAAAAACAATACAGGAACGATATTATTTGGTAAAAGTGCCCCATCAGTTTTGCCCACTTATTCTTCCAGCAACGGCGGGTATTTAACATTTAACTCTACGGGCAACACACAGTTTATTTCCATTAGCAACACTACTAGTTACAGTACATACACGTTGAGTTTTTGGGTTTACATGCTGTCGTATTCTCCCTCAGGCAACATCAATACGTTTTTTGAAACAGGTAATGATAATTCTACATTTTATCAACAAACGCAATCAAACGGAAATCATTTATTAGCCTCTTGGAATGGCAGTAGCAGTGCTTTTGGTAATCCAATTACCACAAACACTTGGTATAATCTTGTGGTTACTGTAAATCCTTCAGGCTTGACGAGATATGTAAATGGCAGTGTAGATGTTAATCTAGCTGGATATGTAGCAAATATACAACCAGGGCCTGCTAGCGGAACAGATTTTACTGGTCATTATATTTTAATGGCAGGATTTCCAATGACTTACACACCAGGAAATTACGAAACGCGAGTCATAAATGGTAATTTCGCACAATTTATGTTGTATAATCGCGCATTGACTTCTGCTGAAGTATTGACCAACTTTAACAGTTTCCGTGGTAGATACGGTGTATAAATAAATTAACATAGAGAAAATAACATGGCATTACAAATAGGATCAGGAATTAGTATAGGAAGTGGCATTGCTGTAATTAACTCAACATTGCCCGTAGTATCACAAGGGTTGAATTTAAACTATGACCTCAGCGTTGGAAATATCGCCACCTCGTTCGCGGCCAATATATTACCTGATTCAAGTGTATCAAATATCTCAGCAAATATACAACCTGGTACTAGTATTTCTTATACATCAGCCAATGCATCTGCGTCAACACCAGGATTTCTTCACTTCCCAAACGCGGCATCTTCGGGTAATTTTGCCGAAACTTCTCAAGCCCCAAGTGATGTACACTATCACGGTAGCATGGGAATTTGGTTTAGAATACCGTCAACTTTTACTGGCACTAACAAGCTAGCAGGTTTAGAAAATAATAATAATTTTTCAACACCTGCCTCTAATTACGATAAAACTACGTTTTTAACAGGTGGCGGCAATATTTCTTCCGGTTTTTATAGCGGTGGCCCTCAATTGGTCACTATATCAAATAATAATTACAATGATAACAAATGGCATTATGCCGTAGCAACTTGGCAAGCAGGGGCGAATTATACTTTGTATGTTGACGGAGTAACTCAATCGTCTATTTCATATAGTGTTGCTCAAGTATCAGCATTCACTCCGGCGTATTGGCGTGTTGGTGGATATAGATTAGCTGGTTGGGGCCAGGCAGACACTAACTTCACTGGAGATATAGCCATGTTCCAAACGTACAACCGTGCGCTGACACAGTATGAAGTGTATCAAAATTTCACAGCGTCCAGAAACATATTCGGCGTTTAATTAATTTAATTTATAAAGAAGAACTAACATGTCATTACAAATAGGATCAGGAATAACAATCGAATCAGGTATATCAGTAGTACCTCAACCAACAGTATATGTTTCACAAGGACTACAGCTTTACTTGGACGCAGGACTTACTTCAAGTTATCCTGGAGCAGGCCCAACTTGGTTTGACCTAAGCGGTAATGGCAACAATTTAACTTTTGCTAGCCCCGGACCACCTGCTCCTATATACAACACTGCCAACGGCGGGTATTTTGACATGACTAATTCAGGAGGGTGGGGGTGGCAAAATTATGCGACTACTAATATGCCAAACTCTGCCGGATCTCCTTTTTGTTTATCTGCTTGGGTAAGACCAAATATTTATTGGTCTAATACTTCTAGTGCCGGAGATGAAAATAGAATATTTAGCATAGGAGGCAGTGGTTTTGGGAGTGCTCCTGGGTCAAACACTGGTATCAATCGTTTATCAACATATTATAGTCCAAGTCGTCCGCAGCCTTTCTTAGCTATAAATTGGGACAATGTAAGTACTTTTTATGGATACCCTACTCAACCTGCCGCAGGATGGAGTAGTTGGGTACACCTTGCTTCAAACTATGACGGCACTACTAGATCCTTATGGGTCAACGGAGTTATGGTTAAATCTGACCTTCCAGCTAGCTCGGTTTATCCTGCGACCAAGAGATCGATTACATTATGTAATTCTAACAGTACCTTTCGAGATTATATATCAGTAGCAATGGTTTACAATCGTGGGTTAACGTCTACTGAGATACTACAAAACTTTACTGCCTTTCGCAGTAGATACGGTGTATAATTAAATTAACATAGAAAGAAAATAACATGGCATTAACAATAGAACCCGGTGTAAATCTCGGTCCAGGCATATCCCTAACAGCACCTCCTCCTGCTTATGTTACCTCAGGACTACTGCTTTTTTTAGATGCTGGTAATCCTTTAAGCTATCCTGCTTCTGGAACAACTTGGTATGACATAAGTGGTAATGGTAATAATGCCACTTGGACACCGGGCTCAACTGCTCCTACTTATAGTACAGTAAAAGGTGGTGGTTTTGTATTTAATAATTCAATTATGACAATACCAAATTCATCGTCTATGCAACCTGGAACAAATTCTTGGACTGTAGAACTATGGATGGCTTGGAATGGGGTCTACAGTGGAGGTCAAGGTTGTTGTGTTATAGGCTCAATAAATACTCCTCTAGGCGATCAAGCCAATGGTTGGTCGGTTTACCCAGGTGGAGGAAGTCAATGGTCCGCACATTATGGTGATGGTATTTCAGGAATCGGGTCGTATAATGGAGCGTCCAATGGTACTAGAATTGCTACGTCAGGGCAGATACAAAATTGGACTATTACTTTAGATAAAACTACAGGAAGTCATTCTATAAATTATTATTTAAATGGGGTATTAGATTTTAATCATGTTATCGGGGGAGTTCCTGGAGCTATAACTCAAACTGCTCCTGTTTATATAGGCGGTATGCCGCCTATAAGTAGTTATTTTATAGGCGGAACTATATATGCCATAAGAGTGTACAATACTGTACTATCAAATGCTCAACGTTTATTAAATTATACTTCTTTACGTACAAGATTTGGTATTTAAATCTTAAACAATTTAAGATTATTGTGTATTCGCTCTAAAGGCTCATCCCAGTTGCCTATTGATGATTGCCTAAAAATACGGCAACTAGGATACCAAGGGCTGTCATTTCGATTCAACAACCAGCGCCAGCACTGGGCAAACTGATTCAACGGCAGCCAAAACGTTTTTCCTAACGCACCAGCCAAGTGGCCTACAGCAGTATCTACCGAAATAACCACATCACAGTGGTGTATAAGCCCGGCAGTATCGTGCCAATCCTTGATGTCACTGCGGAAACTCTTCACGCCAGCAGCCGTTAGTATTGCTTCTTCTTCTGCTGTACAGTCTGTTTGTAAATTGATCCACTCGTATTCAGGATTACGCTGAATCAAGCCCAGCATTTTTTCAAAAGGTATTGCTTTGTGTTGGTTGATCCAACTATCGCGACGGCCACTCCACGTAAATGCTATGCGCAGTTTATACTTAAGACCTAATTTTTTCTGCCACTCATCACGACAAGCGGGTGTTGCGGTTAAGTACTGCATTTTATGTGGTAAATTTTGGTAATTTATCTCTAAAACGCCAGGCAAGCTCATCACCGGGCTCCAGTAATCAAAATCAGACACAGAATCACCTGGCTCCATCACCATGACATTTTTAGGAAAAGACGCTTTAAATAATTTAGACAACAGCGGATCAAAATTCGTAATTATTCTAGCACCCTTGTCTTTTAGTTGTTCTATAAATCTAATAAATTGCAAGCTATCACCGTGACCTTGTTCACCGGTAACTAAAATTGTTTTTCCTGTTAGGTCTTGCCCAGTCCATCGTGGCTGTACAAATTTAGGAAGCATTCCATTCAAATGCTCATACTGCCAACGATTTTCGTATTGTGTCCAACCAAGATCCAAATCTCCGTCGAGCAAATAGCACACTGCCAAATTAAATTTAGCCATAACGTCATTGTTATCAATAGCTATGGCAGTTTGTAAAAAGCCAATGGCTTGTCGCGGAAAGCCCATTTCTCGCAAAACATTACCATAATTGTTATAAGCAGTACCAATCGTGGGTTGCATTATAAATGCTTGAGCGTAGCACACTAGAGCATCAGCGGGTCTTGATTCGGCTCGGTATTGAGCGCCTTTAATTATAAGTTCGTTGTATGTCATGCTGTTATTTAATATAATTTAATATGCTGATTAAAAAAATACCTTTTTGCTAAATATATTACATAGACAATACGGTCTTTATGCGGCTAATCCCCGCGTAGAGGATTAGAACCCTCAAACCAAAACAAAGGAATAATCATGGGAAGACCCCTAAAAATTCAAAAATATTCACTTGGTAGTGGAGACACATCAAGTCACGGTGTAGCAGTTTTATTAGATACTGGCTATCCTAGTTTCGCAAGCTTACAAGCCAACGTGGTAAAACCTGCTGGAATGTCAGACGCAGAATACCTGGGTGTAGTTGGCGGAAGTGGAGACATTGCCAATGCCGCACATCCAGTGATAGAAATAAATGCCATGATCAATGGTGTAGCTGCATCTGCTTACATTATTAGACAAAAAGGCCAAACCAAATATCTAGTAGCCTCAACAGATACCGTAGTCGACGGCAGCTTTACTCCTGGTTACAGTTATATTATCAAAAGCTTGGGAACTACAAATTGGTCAGCAATTGGTGCCGGTGTAAATGCTCGCACAGGCGATGTATTCACAGCTATTAACGCTGGCGGAGCAGGCACAGGAACAGCCAGCGATGTCAAACAAGCAATTTTAACAGCGGCAGCAACCGAGGATTTAACAGAAGGACAAATGAACATGGGCTTTACTGTTGATGGTACCAATACCATATATGCCACACGTTTAACCAACAAGTACATTTGGGATGGCGCTACCAAATACGCAGTTAACTTCTTTGCCAGCGGAGTCAGTACCGCTGGTTCCGGAGCTGAAAAAGTAACTTGGACTGATCATAATGGTTTATATGAGCTAGCACAAGTTGATAGCTACACGTAATAACAGCTAAAACAACTAAAATCCCTGGCGTAAATCAGGGATTTTTTTACGACAGTACCATTTTTAAATTAACATAAATACTTTAAAGGATTCCCTCTAATGTCATCGTTTAAAAATGTTAATTCGGATTATACTATAACCTGTAACAACGGTACCGGGACTCTCACGGTTAATGCGAATTTAAAAGTACAAGGCAACACAACCTTCGTTGGTAATTACCACGAAACCGATGCTTATGTAACGGTAGCAAGTGATAATCCTGGGGCAATACATGAAATGGGCTTGTTGGCCCAAACAGGTCCTAGCACCTATGCTGGATTAAGATTCAATACCAGCGGAAATACGTGGGAAATCAGCGCCAACGTATCAAGCAATGGTGCTCCGATAGACAGTTACAACCCAATAGGAACTGTAAATTCACATCCTGGCGGAGCAACGTCACAGATACAGTTTAACAACAATGGTGCATTTGGAGCCAGTGCGGCCTTGACATTTGACAGTGTCAATAACACATTAACACTGGCAGGCAAGCAAGTATTACAAAATATTGGTAACGCAATACCCACTGCGGTTGCCAACGCTACAACAATTTACAGTAACCCAACAAGTGGTGGTGGTACTGGATTATATGTTAAAACCAATGATGCTAATGATGAATTAATTAGCAAAAGTCGAGCAATTATATACAGTATTATATTTTAAGGATTAATTATGGCTATCGCAGTACAAGCAGTTGACACAGTAGCAAGCGCTATTTACACCAGTGCGAGTAATAGTGCTATTACTTCGTTGACTCTGTGTAACTATTCGCCTGGTGATGTTACCGCGAATTTATTCATGGTACCAAGCGGATTCGCACCGGATGTAACAAATATTGTATTATCAAATGTGTTGATTACCAGCGGAGATACACTACAAATGTACGTTGCGGCAGAAAAAATAATTTTAGGCCCTGGAGATGCGGTATACGCCAGCGTTTCTACTGCCAGTACACTAGCGGCAGTTACATCTTACTCAGCAGTTTAAGCCATGTCAACTTTAATCAAAAAACGTCATTTATCCAGCGGAAGTACTGGTGTAGTGTTACCAGTTGGGTCTAACGCACAACGACCAGACAATCCCATTGATGGCATGATTAGATACAACACCAGCAATGGCGGATTTGTAGAATTTTTTAATTCCACTTCCAGTACTT